ACCAGTAGAAAAGTTGATTATTGCTTTGACGGATGGGACAGCCATTACAAGCCACCTGCGTAGTTGGTACTCCATCCATAGCGAAGCATTTGTTGTAGGCTATTTTGGATTGCATCTGTAATGGTTTGTTCATTACCGATAACACCAGCATTGACATTGACAACCACTGGTTGAGTAAATCCTGTTGGACCTTGTGTTGCATAAGCGCCAGAGCCAAGAGTTATCTCAGCATTACCTGAAAGACCCGTACCTGCGTTAGTAGGTGGCATCGGCGGTGGGTTATTTGGGATTGTTGTATTGCCATCAGTTGTCGTCGTAGCACCACGAGGGGTCAAAGATAAAATACCTGCCAAGGCACTAGCAGCGTTAGCAGCTGCAACCGCAAGAGTGTACATCTTGTCTGCTGCAAGGATTTGTCCACCAACCAACGTATTAAGAGAGGCAGCAGCTTTAGCATCTCCATCGAGAATAGCAATTTTGGCTGCAATACGAGCACGAGTTTCGTCGTCTGTTGCTTGTGTCAGCGCATAAGCAAGATCAGTGCGCTCAACATCCATTTTCTTCTTAAGTTCATCAAGCGCCTTCTGATCTCCGGCAAGTTTCAGGGCATCCATCTTGGCTTTGTTATCTGCACCAATAATGTTCGTTGAAGTTTTTACCTGAGCATTGAATTGAGCCAGGGTAGTTGATGTCTTAGGACCTGCTTTAGCGTAGCGATCCTTTTGTCCAATAGTTTGCAAATTACTGAATATATTGCCAGTAGCAAAGTTAGCAAGTTTGCCAAGTACACCTAAGAATGCAGGAACTTTCAATTTATCTGCCATCACGCCAAGACCGCGAATCATGTCTGCAACCGCTGCTGCTGCGCGTTCCATCTGATCAGCTACATTGCTTACGCCTTTATCTCCAGAAACAGTCTTGATTGCATCGAGTAATCCTTTACCGATTAGTTCCTTGGTATTTTGTGTAGCAACACCAAGAAGTGCAATCTGTCCTGCGTAGCCTTTGACGGCTTCTAATGCCTGTCCTTGAAATTTCTCAGTCAAAATAGAAGTAATAAGTTCCATGTCGCCAGTCTTGAGTGTGGCTTTGCTAAGACCAGCACCTAAGCGACTAAGACCAGTTGTTTGTCCTGCATATCCTTTAGCAAGAGCCAATGAAACGGTTTGTAAATCTTTGCCAGTTCCTGCTGAAATATCAAGAGCAAGTGAAAGAGCCTTTTCAGACTTGACAACATCACCCGTAGTTGTAAGTAATGTTTGAAATGCTGGTCGTAAATTATCGTCAAGTACAGCAGTAGTACGTTGAAGCATGCCAATGTAATTTTCTACATTAGATGTCTGAAAGGCATTGCCAGTATTCTTTAGTTGAAGCGCAAGTGATCTAGAAGCTTTCTCATCAGCTGCAAACGCTGTGACCGAAGCCTTGCTAAATGCTAATAACTTTTGAGCAGCAAAGACACTAGCAAAAGTTTTGCCAAGTTTAGAAACAGTTTTATCAAATCCTGAGATTTGACGATTAGCGCCCGATAGGGCTTTACCGTTCCACGATGCAACGGCACTGACGAGTAATGAAGCCATTATGCCGCCAATGCGAAGGTAGATTGATTGAACTTGCTGATAGCACCGCTAATAGCCTTTTGAACGGCTAAGGTGACGTGTCCATGGTCTTCATCCCATGCGCGATAGATAGCGCGACCACGTTCTTTATTCTTGCCGTATAACGGTGGCAATGGAGCAAGGAATTGCTCACGAGCATTTGGATTGAGTGACTTGGACTTATCACGAGCCACTGGAAGTCTGCCAGCAGTCTCATATATAGCACCAGGGGCTGACAAGTTAGCAACGTAATAAGCAGCCTGAAATCCGCTAGGCATCTTCTTATTCTTGCCTTGACGATAGACAACACCAGAACGAGCCACTGCGCTGTCATAAGGTGGGAATGGTCGGTAATTGACTGTCTCAGATGATGAGGTTGGTCGAGACCAGCCAGATAGAACTTCTGAGTTGCTAGGCATATATCCACGAGCAGTATTCCTAATAGGAATCATTGCTGCTTTGATTTGCTTATTCATAGCTTTGTTTAGATCAGGGTCGAATTTACGAAGTGCTTTCAGAGTGCTATCTACGCCTGTTACGTTGATTGGCATTCTGTATCTCCTTGGCTCGATCTGAGAAGACTTGCAGGATTGCTTTTATCATCTCTGGATCTAATGCTATTAAGTCTTGTGGCGAAATCCCTGTTTCCACTGCAATTTGTGCAATCACATAGGTTAGAGAACTTCGCTCAATTATTTTTTTTCGTCGTCAAGAACCTCTACGAGTTCAAGTGAATCGAGAAATTCGACTCCAAAAATAGGGACAGTGACACCCGATTTTCTTAGGCATTCCCACGCTAACCAATAAATATCAGTTTGACGTTCATGCTCGCGGAATATCTTGTGGATGCCACCGCCCATTTTCTGCTCAAAGGCATACTCAATCGCTGGTGTAATCTGATGATCAGATACTTCCCCAGTAGCCCTTGTGATTCTGAGTCTTGCCATTTGTTACCCCTTTTTTAGAATGTGCCTGTTGTTGTTTGTACCACTGTTGAGTTGCATGTAAATGTCATTGATGAGTTTGAGATGTCTCCAACAGCACCGTTAAGTGGTGTGAGGTTGTTGATAATTAGAGAAACAGTGTATAGCGGATTAGTTGCAGATACTGCTGTTCCCTTTACTGGGAGAAGAACCGCTGTAACAGTTGTTCCATAAGCAGCCTGAAGTGTTGCTTGAACGTTAGATGCTGCAAAGTCATTGAGGAAGTTCAGTGTGAGCTGTGATGCTTCCAAACCTTTTGTAAATTTATGTGCAGTGTCTCCAAGTGCTGTTACTTCAAGTTCATCAAATGTCTGTGTGAGTGTGACGCTTGTGACGTGGTCGGATAGATCGACTGAGTTGATCTTTACGCCAACGTTATTTTGTAGAAAGATTGCCATGTTTATTCCTCATCTTTTTTAGCTGGTTGTGGTGTGTCGTTGGTTTCTTTGATCTGACCGATCTTTTTCAAGAACGCCAAGTTTTCTGCTGTTGTGTCGTTGCTCATAATTAGCTCCAAGTTGTAAGAATGTCTAATGATATATCAGACATAAGTAAGTCGCCCGAAGGTAGGCTCAACAATGATGGACCAGATATTGCAGGTGCGTTATATGTAAGACCAGATTGCGATAGCAATGTGAATGCTTGAATTACATAATTTTCCATACTTTGCAAATTACCCAGATTATCAAATGCTGGAATCACCATCGTTATCTTGAAGTGAGCCGTTGGTGAAATCGTAAGGTTAGAATTGTCATTCGATGTAAGCATTGGATCAGCCCAAGAGATGATAATGCTGTTAGCAATCGGAGTGGCAGGTGGATACGAGAATACGCTCCATAGCGAAGGGCTAGATAAGGCTGTGGCTATTGTTGAGCGTAATGTTGTAATTGCTGGGACTGGCATTAGCCCACCATGCTTCTAGGACCCACATAAGGGGCTATAAGACCCTGTACGCGAGACATTAGACTACGACCCATCTTGTAGGGACCAGGTTGGAAATCAACGCCCATACCGCCTGTTGCAGGTGTTTGACGTGCTTGCCAGATGTCCACTGCGAGCATCATTGCTGCTTCGCGTATTGCACCTGTTGCTGAATAAGCAGTTGCCTTGGTATCAATTCCTGCGCACTTGCCATAAGGAACGATAAGGCGATAGTTCTGATCTGATGCAGTTTTAGCGAATTGAATCAAGCTATAACCGCGTGGGAAGTTCATCTGGTTGTAAGGGATGAACGTGAAATAAGGATATGTTGTTGAACCGACAGAATATGGATAAGTACCAGTAATTGTGTATGATCCATTGAATGTGCTACCAGAACCGGTAATTGTTACGGTTTGTCCGACGACGTATGAACCTGGTGTAGCCAATACAAGAGTTGCCACATTGTTGTAAAGCGCTGACCCGACAACAGGAACGCTGTCGAACCAAAGATAAGAGTTTAGAAGGTCTTCAGCAGTCTGGCAGATTTCTTCAACAACTAAGTCGTTGTATAGAGTGCCAATACCTAGGTTTGTACGCAGTTCTGCGTTAGTTACATAAGTGGCTGCCATGATTTCCTTTCTAAAGTCCGAAGAGGGGTCGAAGGGCGCGACCCCTCTCCAGATTCTTAGTTATCTATTGACTACGCAAGCTTGAAGCGACGAATACCTGCTGCTTGCTTCACGACTGTTGAGCCATAACCGTAGATTGCGGTTTGTACTTGCATGTTAGAAACCAAATTTACTGAAAAGTAAGATGTTGGTGATTCGTACCATGTGACTGTTTCTGGAGCAACAATGAATGCTGATTCGTTGATAGTTGTAGAAACCACATTCTTGTCCACGAAGAGGTTAAGACCCAATACATTTCCCTTGATTGTTGATGGACCTGATTGTCCAGCATCGTTCATTGGATTTGAAGCGTTGTAGATTGGGCGACCTTGTGAATCTACTGCACCAAGAAGAAGTGACCACTGTGACGCACCAGCGATGTAATTCTGAGCGAAGTATGAAGTACCTGAATAAGCCGCTGGTGCTTCTGTTGAGACGTAGCTGATAATTCCAGCAGATGTTGCTGCTACTGCTGTTGCTTGTGTTCCACCAGATGTTAGAGCAGCAATTACTGCTGCGTCTGTTGCTTGTAGATATGCACGTTGCATTTGGATTGTTAGTTCATCGTAAAACAATGGATCTGAACGTTCTAGGAGTTCAAGAGTTACTGTGTTCTGTCCAGCGTACTTTGTGACAGTACCTGTGAGGTAAGCAGAGACCATTCCTGTTTCAGATGGTGACGCTGATTCTGCTGCTGAAGCAACAGTTGGAGCTGTTGTCAATTTAGGAATCTGGAAAGACATACCGATTGTTGGAAGTGTTCCCTTCGAAATTGCGTCGATTGCTGGGCGACCAAAGTTTGTGTTAGACACGAACTCGCGCATGTATTGG